AATGACTATTTTAAGCACTTCGCAATTGATATTTGGCTCACTCAGGCCCTTCAACAATACCTGGTCGATGAACTTCAAGACGTATACCGGGGATTGAAATGTGGAGCCTTGAACTATTATGCAGGTAGTTTCCACGCTTACAATGAGGACCTTTCCAACTGGGTGATCTATTGAGGGGATGTTAAAGATAAAATTTAGTTTCACTTTTCACTGAAATAATTTTTTTATCTGGGAAAGAAACCGTACTTTTGTACCAACATAAATTTAAACCCGGATCACCAGGGCATAGTGATGAAGACAACATGGAAAATCGCATCCAAAAATCAAAAGCAGGAAAGACAACCGGAAGCCTTTCCAACTACCTGATGGGCAACAATGCAACCATCCCCGAAGTAGGAAAAGGAGCTACAATCCTTTATTGGACTGATCGCTGTGCATACGAAGTGATCGAGGTATCTGAAAACAAAAGGGAGTGCACTATCCAACGATACATCCCTGAAAGAGTGGATGGCTTGGGTATGTCAGACTCACAGTATTATAAATATGAAAAGCTGGACGAACAAAAGCTACACCTGGTATGGAGGCAAGGGGCCTGGAGGGCAAAAGATTCTGAAATCGTTTTCACAAAGGAATTCATCGCCGCTCACCCGGGGGGTGAATGGTCTTTAGCTAATGCCCTAACTGAAGAGCAAATATCTGAGATTTACCAAGATGGTATTTTCCCCCAAAAGGTAGTTGCTGGGATCACTCGGGAGAAAAAGATCTTCCGCAAGGTCAACATTATCTTCGGGGTCAGAAGCGAGTATTATGACTACTCATTTTAATTAGCTTATTGACCATACCCCTCCCCAGTTGAAACTCAGGGGGATCGAATTGAGGAACAATTGGGGGGGGTCTATTGAGGAAATGCTAAATATAAAAAAAATAGTTTCACTTTTATCTGAAATAATTTTTTTATCCAGAAAAGAAGTCTTACTTTTGTACCAACATAAATTTAAAACAGATAACAATATGGTACAGGTAACTTTTTGGAAATCAGACTTCATAGGAGATAACTTAGAACAATTAGTAGCTATTTTAAAGCAAGATGCTGTGAAGGGTACAGGCAGTTGGTTTATCCTCAAAACTAATTTCATCCAGGCGTTCATAGATGAATTGCAATATGAATTTATAATGCGGAATGTAGCTAATTACGGAAACCCTGAACTAAACAAATAAAGTATGTGCGGGATAATAATAACACGAGATCTTGATCGAATCCCCCTGTTGAAACACAGGGGGGTCGAATCTCACTACGAACGGGGGTTCGGTTTCTACTTTGGGCACCATCGCCTCCCGATCCAGACTGTTGAGGGGGATGGATGGGAGCAACCCCTTAAGCTCAAGGATGGGGGATTTCTCCTCTTCAATGGGGAGATTTTCAACATCCCTATGAAATACTCCTCAGACGTTGAGTATCTGCTTGATTTATTCAACTCAGAGAACATAAACGACATCCTGGAGGAGGCAAACAATTGGGATGGGTTTTGGTCTATTGTCCATGTCACCCCGAATGGATTCATGTACTGCTTCACGGACCCCCTCGGGAAGAAACAGCTATATTATAATGAAAGTGGGGAGATCTGCTCAGAAATTCGTCCCCTTGTACGGGGCCAAGCATTCGATGAACTCTACAAAAGTTCAGTCTACAAATGGGGGTATAATACAGACGACCGGACTCCATGGGAAGGCGTACGCCGGATCATCCCCAACAGGCTATATGTATTTGTCTCAGGAAGGGTCTTGACTATTGACCCCTATCCTTATTTTGATTGGACCAAGAACCCCCCGGAGGAGGACCTCAAGACATTATTATATAGGTCCGTTGAAAGGAGATTGATCTCTAAAACATATCAGGTTGGGGCATTGGTCTCAGGGGGGTTGGATTCATCCATAATTGCTCGTATACTGAATGATTTGGGTGCATCTAATACCTTTTATTCAGTGGAGAATAATGAGTCCGTATATGCCAATTTATTGGCCCGATTCCTTGGTATTGATTTGACCTACTTGACCTATGATATTGACCGGGAGATGGCCGAAAGTTTTCTCTGGAATGAAACCCCCGTAGATCTTGGCTCCGTGATACCCCAACATAAACTTTTGGGGGAGGTCCCCGAAAAGATCGTATTGACAGGAGATGGAGCGGATGAACTGTTTGGGGGCTACAGGCGCATCAAGACTTATGACTCTCAGAAGTCTGATGTATTTGAAGAACTTCCATTCTATCATCTTCCTCGCCTGGACAGGGCCTCGATGAGGTACACAATCGAACTCCGAAATCCTTTCCTCTCTCATGATGTAGTCAAGTATGCCCTGGCCCTCCCTTATTCAGAGAGGATTGAAAAGAAGCATTTGAAAGATACCTTTCGGGGTCTGCTACCGGATGAAATCTTGGACCGTGAAAAGGTCCCCCTCAAAAATAGCCAACTTCGGCAAACCCCCGAGTCTTATAAGAATAAGGTATTTGATTTATTTTATAATCAAATTTTTAAAAAGTAATATATGAAAGATTGGGTCGGGGATTTAAATAGCGTGGTCCGCACTTTAGGGTCAAGTGCTCATGCAAAAGAAGACAGAGAAGAACATGACTATTATGCTACAGAACCTGTAGCAGTTGAAATGTTATGTGAGTTAGAAACATTCTCCCCCAACATCTGGGAATGTGCCTGTGGGGGAGGGCATATCTCTAAGGTTTTAGAGTCGAAGGGTTATAAAGTGAAGAGCACAGACTTAATCGACCGGGGATTCGGAGAATCCGGAATCGACTTTCTGAAAACTAATGAATTTTTCGGGGGAGATATAGTCACCAATCCCCCCTACAAGTATGCTCAGGAATTTATTGAACATGCTTTAGAACTCATCCCCGAGGGGAATAAAATAGCAATGTTTTTGAAAGTTCAATTTCTGGAGGGTCAAAACCGGAGAGGCTTATTTATGCTCAATCCTCCTCGGACAGTATACGTAAGTAGCTCACGATTGGCCTGTGCAAAGAATGGGGAATTCAAAGGTGTCGCAAGAGCAGTAGCTTATGCTTGGTTTGTATGGGAGAAAGGATTTGACGGGGTAACACAAATAAAATGGTTTAATTAATAAAAAGTAAAGAGTATGAAAATAATGAATATGGATGCAATTATAGCATTAAAATCTATTCCAGATCACTCCATAGATTTTATTCTGTGCGATCCCCCTTATGGAACTACTGGTTGTTCTTGGGATAAGCCCCTGGATTTCAAAAAAGTTTGGGTGGAATTAAATCGATGTTTGAAACCTTATAGGTCGATAGCAATATTTGGGTCTGAACCTTTTTCGACCAGACTAAAATGCTCAAATCTGGAAGATTATAAATATGACTGGTACTGGGTTAAACCAAAGGCTAATGGATTTCAACATGCAAAAAATAAGCCAATGGCTGCCGTGGAAACAATAAGTCTTTTTTCTAAAGGAAGTATTAATCATGCAAGTCTATCTGATAAGAGGATGTTGTATAATCCGGTAGGGATAATCCCCACAGGGTATAAAAAAGTCAAGGAATCATCTCATTCAGGAAAGACAATGGGATCAAAAGAAAAAGGAAAAAGTTCAAGACCGAATCAAGTAGGGAAAGAATATATGGCATATACAGGATTTCCCTCTACTGTTTTACACTATCCCCAAGTTTTAAAAGGGGATCACCCCACACAAAAACCTGTTGAGTTGCTTCGGTTCTTAATCGAGAGTTATTCAAATCCAGGGGATACAGTCTTAGATTTCACAATGGGATCTGGATCAACAGGGGTAGCTGCAATTTCTTCTGGAAGGGATTTTATAGGGATAGAATTAAATGAAGAGTATTATGAAATAGCAAAACGTAAATTAGAATTATTATGAAAATTGTCAAAGTAAGAAACGTAAAGACCCCTACTCGGGGCACAGAGAAATCTGCAGGAATTGACTTCTATATTCCAAATGACTTTCCGGGGTCATACTGGCTTGTCCCGGG